CATAAATGTTTGTGAGAAATTTGGATTTAACTACAACCAAAAACAAAAAGTTGAACCAATGACTCTAAAAGCATTCGTAAGGGATCAAGTCGAAAATGGAAAAGAACTACCATTCGACATGTTTGGAGTGTATATTGCTAACAAGACTAAGATAACAAATAAGGAGAAATAACAAATGATAACAAAAGACGAACAACGAAAGACTAAAGACGTAGAAGTGATGGCTAAAAAAGGAGGAGCATTAGCAACAGTTGATTTAGAAAGCTTTGCTGATGAAGGGTTTGAAAATGTAGACTCGAAGAGTGTTGCATTACCATTCCTAAAAGTCCTTGGACAGTTATCACCACAAGTAACACAAGGTGATAGTCAATTCATGGAAGAAGCTAGACCTGGAATGATTTTTAATACTGTTACAAACCAATTATATAATGGTGCAGCAGGTATTACAGTTATTCCATGTTATTACAAGCTTGAGTACATTGAATGGAGAGATAGAGATAAGGGAGCAGTAGCACCTGTAAATGTCTATCCTGCGACTTCAGACATAATGTCAAAAACAACTAGAGGCGATGATGGTAAAGACAGACTCGACAATGGTAATTACATTGAAGAGACTGCTTCTCATTACGTTTTAGTTTGTGAAGAAGGTGCACAATCAACAGCACTTGTGACTATGAAATCCACTCAAAGAAAAAAATCTAAGAAGTGGAATTCTATGATGATGTCTTTAAGACAAAAGAAAAAAGATGGTTCTGGTTTCTTTAAACCTGCACCATTCACGCAGCAGTATAAAATGAGAACTGTGTTAGAAAAGAATCAATTAGGTTCTTGGTACGGTTGGGAGATTGAACACATTGGTCCTGTGGCTGATGCATCAATCTTAAATGCTGCACACGGCTTTTATGAGACTTGTAAAAAAGGATCAGTAAAAGTTAGTCATGGAAACGAAGAGAGCGCAGAAAAAACTCCATTCTAATCTATGGACATACTTGACAAAACCTTGGAAGAGTTTGTAGAACTCTTCCAGGGCTCTTCTACATATTTTGGTGCTAGTGTTCCATTAGGTCAAAAACGCGACCGTGATGGAAAACAAGAATTCAGACATTGGGTTGAACCTAATCCAATGACCAAGGAACATTGGTTACAACATTTAAAAGGAGAAGCTTACTATGGATCAGTTCCCATTAGAGATGATAATACATGCTCTTGGGGGGTCATCGATGTTGATCGTTATAATATACAGCATAAGGAAGTTATATCGATTATACGGAAAAGAAAATACCCATTAGTACCATTTAGATCTAAATCTAATGGTATGCACTTAGTGTTATTCATTGATGGTGTTGTTGCAGCATCAGAAATGAGAAAAAAATTAATTGAGATTGCATCTGACTTAGGTGTTAACGACACCACCACAGACATATATCCTGCACAAGATGAAGTAGATTTAACTCCTGAAGATTGGAATAAAAAAAGAAAAGGTAACTTTGTAAACCTACCTTATCAAAAAGCTCACATGACTACCAGAGTTGCAATGGACAACGAGGGTAACTCAGTAAAATTAGAAAACTTATTTAAGTTTGTATCCGAATATAGAATTAACCCAAAAGAATTTAAAAAATTAAAAGTATTTCAAGATGATGAAACAAAAGATTACCCACCATGTGTAATTAATTTTATGAAAAATAAAGTTAAAAAAGGTGAAGGTAGAAATGATGCAATGTTTAATGTTGCAGTGCTAGCTAAAAAAATAAATCCAGATCCAGTTATGTATCAAGACTGGACTAGAAAAATGATGAATAAAGTTTGTACTGAAGATTTACATCCAAAAGAATTAGAAAATATATTTAAAGGTGTTGAGAACAAAGAGTATGCCTACAAGTGTAAAACATCAATCGCTAGGATGCATTGCTCCTCAAGCACTTGTCTAAGACGTAAACATGGTATTGGTAACAACGAAGCCTTACCTGAAGTTGGTAAATTATTAAAAGTAAATTCATACCCAGAGCCTTATTGGATACTTCCTATCCAAGGTAAATCAATTCGATTATCAACTAAACAATTATATCAGCAGCAATTACTTGGAGAACAATTATTAAATTATGATATTGTATGGAGAACACTTAAACCAAGTAAAAGGGATCCAGATCCATATAGAGATTGGTTAGAAGAATTGATTGCAAACAAACAAGACATGGAAGGATTTGATGCACATGAGGAACAATCTGATGTATTTAATTCTAGAATGTCTAGATTCTTAGAAGATGTTGAGGATACTACTGAGTTTGATCAAATAGATAATGGTAACATTTGGAAAGATGATGTTGAAATGAGATTCAAATTAGAAACCTTTAAAAACTTTATGAAAAAAATGGGTTACAATTGGAATGAAAAAGAGTGTACTAAATTTTTAGAATCTGGTGGAGCTAAACCTAAAAAGAAATTTCAAAGTATTGATAGCAGACACTGGCTTGTAGAACTACCTAAACAAACAGAACATAAAAATAAAGATGTCAAATTCGTTAAAGCAAAAGCTGCATGGGAAGACAATTAAGATCTTTGGACCACCAGGCACAGGAAAAACAGAAAATTTACTCAAGCGTGTGCAGCGCTATCTTAAACAAGGATATTCTCCCGATGAGATCTGTTATATATCGTTTACCAACAAAGCAGTTGATGAATGTGTTGCAAGGGTTAGGAAAAGATTCAAAGAATATGACGAAGACGATTTTAAATATTTTAGAACCTTACATTCTTTGGCACGACAACAGTTTGCTGAGATTCCCGTTCTAGATCCCAAAGTCGATATGCTGATGTTTCATACACAGTATGGAACGATTAAAGTTAATTTTAAAGAAGGCCATGATGAACAAAAAGTTTATAACAATTGGTCTTTACAAATATATGATAGAGCTAGAAATATGAAGGTTGATCCTGTGTGGTTATATAAACAGCAGCCAAGAAAAGCGGTGAGGTTGCAGCAATTCAAATCTATTATTGCAGGCTACGAAGAATTTAAAACAATGGAACTGGAGAACGGAAACCGGACAGCGGACAGATTAGATTTTACAGACATGGTACAAAAGTTTATTGATGATGGAGTATCAATACCCTTTAAAGTATTGATGGTTGATGAAGCTCAAGATTTAACACCGTTGCAGTGGGACTTGGTTGTGAAGTTAGCTCAAGCAGTTGAGAGAGTTTATATTGCAGGAGATGATGACCAAGCGATCTATGAATGGAATGGTGCAGAGGTAGAACACTTTCAAACGTTTCCAGGAAGAAAATTAATTTTAAAAAAATCTGTAAGGTTAAATAAAAATATACATTTCTTTTCTAAATGTATTTTAAATTCTATGGGAGACAATCGAGTAGAAAAAGAATTTTATTCTAATGGTAAAGATGGGGCCATTTACAGATGGAATGGGTTGAAGAAAGTCCCTTGGGACATGGATGGATCTTGGATGGTATTGGCTAGAATTAATGATGTTAAAAGAGAGCTGCAGCAAGAGGCACGTAATTTATCGTTGTATTATCAAGATGTTAAGGGAAATAAATCTTTTGATCCGAATCAGTATGCTGCTATCCAACATTGGAATAAAATATGTGAGGGTGGAAGTATTACTAGAGACGAAGCTACAGTGATGTATGAGTATTTATTAAACATAGATCACGGCTACCGGTCAGCGGAAAGTAAAAAATGGAGCTTTGCTCACCCAAACCAAGTATTTAATTTTGATGAATTACATCTCAGATGTGGTATGAGAGATGAACGAGGTAAATGGGAAGATGCTTTTAAAAGAAAATTTAAAGAAAAAGATAAACAATATTTTAAAAAGCTTATGAAAGAAGGTGTAGACTTATCACAACCACCAAAAATAATTATTGATACAATACACCAAGTCAAAGGCGGAGAAGCAGATAATGTTGTTTTAGCGAGCAAATGTAATTTTCCATCACATTACGACAAAAAGAATTTGCAGGATAAAGTAAAAGAACTTAGGGTTTGGTATACAGGTGCTACTAGATCAAAAGGAACGCTGCATTTATTAGGCACCAATCATCAATACAATTTTCCATTAGGAAAATATTACAAACTATATGAGGCTAATTATGTCAGATAAAGATATGTTTGATGAAGTGTTCCCACAGAATAAGCAGATTGGCGGGAATCACTACAAGCAATTTACGATTCAACCTTGGGAATTTATTCGAGTAAATAAATTAAATCCATTACAAGCAAACATTATTAAATATGTTTGTAGGTATTTAGATAAAGGAAAACCGTTCGAGGATTTAGAAAAAATAAAACACTATTGCGATTTAGAAATAAAACATTTAAGAGATACAGATGCCAAAGTCGAGGACAATAAAAAAAGAAATAAAAGTAGATAAAGTTAAATTTACTTTGGAGATATATCCTGCAAGAGAAGGATGTTCAGGAACTGAAGGACCTTTTTGGGAAATATTTCCTGAAGATTATCATGCTGCCTTATATGCATTTAGTAACAAACAAAAATTAAATGACTATATCGAAAAAAAATACATCACATAAATGTTGTGAGTGTGAAAAAGTTGCGGTTGTAATTGATGAAAAAAAATACTATTGTGCGTTGCATTACTGTTATAAATATAAAATACCTACGTTGAAAAAACAATGACACATCAACTCAATTTTATTTACAACGACTCTGATTGGGTATGCCCATCTGAATATCCAGATTTATCTCAAGCAAAAGAAATAGCAATTGACTTAGAAACTAAAGATCCAAATATGAAAACAAAAGGCACCGGTTGGGCTACATTTGATGGCCATATTGTAGGATTTGCAGTAGCAGCATATGATCAACAATGGTATTTTCCAATTGCTCATGATGCGGGTGGTAACATGGATTTAGCAATGACTACAGCTTGGATGCAAGATGTTTTAAAAACTCCAGCTACTAAAATATTTCACAATGCAAGTTATGACGTAGGTTGGTTACTTGTAAATGGTTTTGAGATTAGAGGTAAAATTGTAGATACCATGATTGCAGCAGCTCTTATTAATGAAAATAGATTTAGTTTTAGTTTAAATGCCTGTGCTAAAGATTATCTTGGTGAAATTAAAAACGAAACATTTTTAAATGAAAAAGCAAAAGAATGGGGAATAGATCCTAAAGCAGATTTATGGAAACTGCCCGCAGGTTACGTAGGTTTTTATGCAGAACAAGATGCAGCACTTACATTAAAACTTTGGCAACAATTTAAAACAGAAATAACTAAACAGAACTTACATGATGTTTGGGATATGGAGATGGAACTCCTTCCTATATTAATTGATACAAGAAGAAGAGGAATAAGAGTTGATATTGAAAAAGCTCATGCATTAAAAAAAGAATTTAAAGGTAAAGAAAAAGAAGTTTTACATAAAATTAAAAAAGAAACGACTATTGATGTAGATATTTGGGCTGCTCGATCTGTAGCTCAAGCTTTTGACAGAATAGGTATTGAATACCCACGGACACCGAAAAGCGAGGAACCAAGCTTTACCCAAAATTGGCTAGTGAACTGTGATAACCCGATAGCGCAACTAATAAGACAAGCAAGAGAAATAAATAAATTCCATTCAACATTCATAGACTCCATATTAAGATATACCCACAAAGGTAGAATACATTCTGAAATTAATCAATTACGTTCTGACCAAGGTGGAACTGTATCAGGACGTTTATCATATTCGAACCCTAACCTTCAACAAATTCCTGCAAGAAACAAAGAGATGGGTGATAAAATTAGAAGCTTGTTCTTACCTGAAGAAGGTAAACAATGGGGTAGCTTTGACTACTCACAACAGGAGCCTAGGCTTGTTGCACATTACTCTGCAGCCCTTAACGATAACTATGCATTGGAAAGTGCTGCGGAGTTTGTAGAAGCGTATCAAAATGAGTCGGCTGACTTTCATCAAATCGTAGCTGATATGGCAGGTATATCTAGAACTCATGCCAAAACCATTAATTTAGGATTATTTTATGGTATGGGTAAGTCTAAATTAGCTAGAGAATTGGGGATTAATAAAGATGATGCTGATAGACTGTTGCAAACTTACAACAGTAGAGTGCCTTTTGTTAAGAAACTAGCTACAGAAGTATCTAACTCTGCATCTAAATATGGCTTTATTCGAACAATAAAGGGTCGTAAATGCCGATTTGATATGTGGGAGCCTGCTACCTTCGGAATGAACAAAGCGATGGATTACGAGGCTGCTAAAGCCCATTACGGTAATAATATCCGTAGAGCCTTTACTTACAAAGCTTTAAATAGATTAATTCAAGGATCTGCAGCTGATCAAACCAAAGAAGCAATGATCCAATGTTACAAAGCAGGATATAAACCATTGCTGCAAATTCATGACGAATTATGTTTTTCAATTAATAATGAAAATGATATAAAAGGCGTTAAGGAGATAATGGAAAATGCAATCGAAAATCTTAAAGTACCGTTCAAAGTGGACATCGCACTTGGACGATCATGGGGCGAAGCAAAAGAATAATTGCCCCGCCTGCCATAATAAAAAAATAATTAATCCAACTCAGAATCTTGTTCCGAAGAATCATTTGATTCCTTGTCCTTCTTGTTGTCCAACTCCTGATTGGTTTCGTTCTCACGGAGCTTTTTAAGCTCTTTATAATAATTTGGGTGTTTCCATTCGTATGTCATTTTTTCTCCTAAGTTATTTTTTATTTACAATTATAACATGGGTGATTTTTAGAAATTTTATTTTATTGAATTCTAGAAGGTTGACAATAGCAGGGGTTTAATTCTGGATGCGACACTGAATGCTTTTTGTTAATTTAATTTTTGTCTAATGATTTCATCAACTGTGTCCTGGTCAAGTTTCATTCTAATGCCTGCCTTAACTAATTTATATTTTTTAGGATTAGAATGTTTTTCAAATTGTAAAAGAGATGTAATTAATTTTATTGCAGCACTGGTAGGATCATTTTTGTATGGCTCATAATTATGAATGATCATTAATTTGTGCAGCTCATAGAACTGGCCCCACTTCACAAAGGCTTTTTCCCATTGTTTTAATTTTGTTTTAGTCCAAAAGTTTTTAGGTTTTTTTCGGGACATGGATAGCCTAGAGAATAATTGAAAAAAATAAAAATGCTAGTTATTTTTAACTAGCGATATCGTAAAGACCCTTTTTAGCGTCTTCAACACTTTGATCATTAATCTTTTTTTTAAGATCTTTGATCTTTATATCGATCCACTTCATGTCAGTCGTTACTCTGCCCTG